CGCCCTGCAGTTACCGACTACAGCACGCAGCAGCCCTCTGGCCAGCGCGAGATTAAAGTGTATGCAGGCTTTCCGCCGGCACGCATGAATGCTGATGAACAGGCATCGTTTATCTATGCTCTTGTCACTGGGGCGCAGGACACTGCAGACGGTGATATGAGCACCGCGACGGTAGAAATTGGCTTTAGCATCTATGACAACAGTGATGCGGACGACTGGCGCAGTCTCTATAATCTTATGGAGCACGTGCGCCAGCATCTTCTGAAGCATCGTCTGGTAGCGCATAGGCACCGCCTGCAGCTGCCGTTGAAGCTGGAAGTTCCGGAAGCACAGCCCGCGCCACAGTGGCAAGGTAAAATTACGGCAACTTATACTATCGGTCAACCATATGAGGAGGACATTTATTATGGCGATTAAAAATCAAAAATCAGCAAGCGAAAAGCTGATTTATGTAGGCCCTAACCTGAGCCGAGGCAGATTACTGCAATATCAGGTTTTTATTGGCGGTCTGCCGAAGCATTTAGATGCAGAATTCGATGAATTCCCTCAATTGGAGAAGTTGTTTGTTTCAGTAGAACAGCTTAACAGATCGCTTGAGGAAGTTCAACAAACAGGTACTCCGCTGAATAAGTATTATAAACAAGCTATGGAGGTGTAAAACATGGCATATAAACATGGTGTGTATACTAGTGAGGTTCCGACTAGCGTTGTGCCTGCTGTAAACACTACTGCCGGTCTGCCGGTTGTATTCGGTACCGCTCCGGTACATTTGGCGAGTGAGCGCGCTCAGACCAACAAACCCATTTTGTGCTACAGTTACGCTGAGGTAGTACAACAGTTGGGCTACAGTAAAGATTGGGCTAAATACACTCTCTGCGAGGTAATGTATAGCCAATTCGCATTGTATAATCGCGGCCCGGTGGTTTTTGTAAACGTATTGGATCCCAAAACCCATAAGAAGAGTACTAGCTCCAAAAATGTTACAGTGACAAACAAAGTTGCAAAAGTAGATGCTCCAGTTCTGCTTGACACTTTGCAGATTAAAGCATCTACGGCCGGTTCTGCATTGATTGCCGGCAGCGACTATGAAGCTGCTTATGATGACGATGGCGTATTGGTTATTACGTTACTTGATGATGGCACTGCAACTGCTGCAAGTAATTTAACACTTACTTATGATGAGATTGATGTTGCAGCAGTAGATGCAGATGATATCATTGGAGGCATCAATGTGAGCGATGGCTCTGTCAAAGGTTTAGAATGCCTTAACAAAGTATTCCCGATTACCGGCCTTGTGCCTGGCATCGTTCTTGCTCCTGGCTGGAGTGAAAATCCTACAGTAGCTGCTGTGATGAAAGCTAAAGCCGGTAACATCAACAGCCATTTCAAGGCGATTACTCTCAATGACGTACCGACCGACGCAGTAAAAAAATATACTGATGTCAAGGCGTGGATGAACCAGAACAGCTATAACGATACTTCTCAAGTAGTCTGCTGGCCGTTGGTTAAGCTTGGTGATACTGTTTATCATATGTCCACGCATGTGCTTGGCGTTATGGCGCAGGTTGACAGCGCTAACGATGATATCCCTTACGAATCTCCGTCTAATAAAAGCATGCAGATTAATGGCTGCTGCCTGAAGGATGGCACTGAGGTGCAGCTGGGACCAGATGAGGGCGAATACCTGAACGGTCAGGGCGTAGTAACGGCGCTGAATTTTATCGGCGGCTGGAAATGCTGGGGCAACAGAACTGCCTGCTATCCGTCTAACACTGATCCGAAGGACGCCTTCATCTGCATCCGCAGAATGTTCAACTGGCATGCGCAGACCTTCATTCAGACTTATTGGGCGAAGGTAGATAAACCGATTAATAAGCGCCTTATTCAGACTATCATTGACAGCGAGAATATGCGCTTGAATGGTTTAGCCGGACAAGGTGTTATTCTGGGCGGCCGCATTGAGTTCCGCGAGGATGAAAATCCGACGACTAACCTCATGGACGGCATCATTAAATTCCACACCTATCTTACGCCGCCTGCTCCGGCGCGTGAAATCGAAAACGTGCTTGAATATGACCCGGCGTATTTTGAGACGCTGTTTGGTTAAGCAGGAGGTGAAATAGATGGCGATTATTTCTGAGAAACTGGTAAATTTTAGAGTTTATGAGGATGGTAATGATTTACTTGGCGTTGCTGATGTAGAGTTATCTACTCTCACTGCTATGACGGAAAGCATTAAAGGAGCTGGTATTGCCGGTGAATTTGATGCTCCGGTTACGGCGCATTTTGGCGGCATGGAAGCAACTTTCAATTGGCGCACACTCAATAAGCACAACATTAGCCTGATGGCACCGAAGGCATATCATTTTGACCTGCGTGGCTCTCAGGATGCATATGACAGCGCTAAGCATATTGTGAAGCAGCAAGCTGTGAAATGCGTGATTGCCGGTCGTCCTAAGGAGATTTCTTTGGGTAAGCTTGATATTGGCACTTCTACCGGCACGGCAAACAAGTTTGAGGTTATGTATATCAAAATCAGCGTGGATGACGAAACACTGCTTGAATATGACAAATATAATTTTATTTATGTTGTCGATGGCGTTGATTATGCTGCTGATATTCGTGATGCTCTTGGACTGAGCTAAATAAAAAAGCCTCCAGCTGCACGCTGGGGGCTAAATTATAAAAGTTTGGAGGAATAAAAGATGATTGACATTAAAAATGTAGAGAAAGTGTTACAAGATGTTACTGGCAAGGATTTTTTGAACGCTGAGCGACAAGCGCGTCAGATGGGAGATCAAACAGCTTCCATTGTTCTATCTGGCCAGTTTCAAACTATTTTGTTAGCGAATGCGTTAAAGGTTCCAGTTGAGGATATTGAGGAATTACCTGTGGCGGAATTTGTTCAGGCTCTGAGCAAGGTGAACACTTTTTTATTCGCACAGGATTCAGTGAAGGACAGCAAATAAGAAGAGCAGCCATAGGCTGCTCTATAAATACCAATACAGATATTGAGTTTTTTATTAATGAACCATTGATTGAGTTTCTTGAATGGCTTAATCTTGTTTCTGCTCTTTGTGAAAGTCAACGGTAAAAAGCGTTGGCAACAAATGGTCGAATATAAATTGATAGATAAGGTGGACTGCGTAGGCTGGTCCTAAGCCTATAAATAAGCCTAGTAGACCAAAAAACAATACGCATGGCCAAACAATAAAAGCAATGTTTGCTTCAGCTATGCCTAAAGCATAACATACTATAGCAGCTGAGCTTAACCCAACAGCTGCACCAATCCAGGCACCCATGCCACAAAAGAATATATAAAATAAAATTACTAGAATATCAAATTTCATAACAATCACCTTCTATGTAAATTATATCATCAAAGGGGAGGAGGGACAAGATGGCAAAAAAAGAGTTTAGCATGGCATTTCTCATTGGAGCTCAACTCAAAGGGAGCTTTGGCAATACTTTTTCTAATGTCCTTAAAACCTTTTCCGAGACAAATGCTGCAACTGAAAAAAACAAAAAAGTCTTGAATAGTCTTACTGATGCCTATAAAGATGGCACTATAGCAGCACAAACATTTAAACGCAATCTGGCTTTGCAATCACTGGGAGTTTTTAGTGCTAGGCTAGCAAAAACAAAAGGAAGTCTTGAGGTTTTTAACAGTAGTTTTGGAGCTATGACTAACATCGCAGCACCGTTTGTGTCGGCTACTAAGACAGCAGCGACGTTTGAGGCTGCCATGTCTAAGGTAGGCGCTATCTGCCGCGCTAACGATAGCGACCTTGCAGCACTGACCAAAAAGGCCCGTGAGTTGGGTGAGACCACCCAATATACCGCAACGCAATCTGCTGAGGCCATGAGTTATCTCGGTATGGCTGGCTGGGACACCAAAAAGATTATTGCAGGTATGCCCGGATTACTAAGCTTAGCAGCTGCAGGCGGTACCGACCTGGCACGCACAGCCGATATCGTATCAGATAACCTTACAGCGTTTGGGCTGGCTGCAGAGCAGTCAACTCATATGGCCGATGTGTATGCAACAGTCATCACTAATACCAACACTAACGTCGAGATGTTGGGCGACACCATGAAGTATGCAGCACCGGTTGCTCATGCATTTGGCGCGTCTATGGAGGAAACTGCTGCACTGGCAGGTTTGATGGCCAATAGTGGCATAAAAGCAAGTCAGGCAGGCACGTCACTTCGTGCTGGTTTCCTTAGATTGGCAGGGCCTCCGAAGATGGCCAGCAAGGCGATGGAAGAGCTAGGAATGTCAATGAACGATATTACAGCTGAGCAAAAAGAATCGGCCATGGCGTTGGAAAGCCTGGGCATCAAACTCAGCGATACCAACGGACCACGAAAAATGTCTGCTATCCTTACTGAGTTGCGAGAAAAAACTGCAAAACTTGGACAGGAAGAGAAGCTTGCGGCCATGAAGTCTATTTTCGGACAGGAAGCCGCTACCGGCTGGCTGGCAGTATTGAACAGCGGCGACAAGACTTTTGACGAGCTTGTAACAAAGCTGGAAAAATCAGGCGGCGCAGCCGATGAGATAGCTAAAAAGATGCAGAATAATGCACAAGGCGCAATGACAAGATTTAATTCTGCTGTGGAGTCGGCGCAGATTTCTATCGGTCAGGCGTTTTTGCCAGCGATGGCGGCAGCGGCAGAAGCAGGTGCTACGTTTTTTGGATGGTTTGCTGGAAGCGAAACGCTGACAAATGTTGCTATAGGCATAGGAGTGGTTGGCGTAGCGTTGACTGGATTTGTAGCTGCTGTAAGTGCGGGTGCTGCTGTAGTTAATGCTTATAAAACTGCCTCTATTGCCTGCAATGCTGTATCAAAAGCCTTTAAAGCTTGTACAATATTGTCGACTGCTGCACAATGGGCAATGAATGCTGCTATGTATGCTTGCCCGATAGGTTTGTTTATAGCTGGTGTTACCGCCATTATAGCTGTCGGTTATGCGCTTTACACTCATTGGGATGCAATCAAACAGTTTTTTGTCAGCCTTTGGGACAGTCCGACAGCAAGAACGATTATGTTTATCACAGGTCCAATCGGCTGGGCGATTGCTGCTGGAACTGCGCTTATTGCCAACTGGGACATCGTCAAGCAGTGGTTTATAACATTGTGGGACAATCCTTCTTTAGCAATACAGCAGTTTGTTGATGGTATCAAAGCTAAATTTACTGATGCATTCTCTTGGGTACAGGAAAAATGGCAGGCCATCAGCGATTTTATCTCTAAGCCAATCTTCGGCAAGGTCAATATAACTGCACAAGGAAGCAGTGGTAGTGACGTAGCGCACAACGCTTCCGGCGGCATCTATGGCAAGGGCGCCTTCCTGACAACCTTTGCTGAGGACAGTGGCGAGTCCGCTATTCCGCATACTCCTAATGCGCGTAACATCGGCCTTCTGGCAGAAACAAACCGTATCATGGGCAATCCGCTGGGCGGTGGTGCCAATATTACTGCTACGTTTGCACCAAACATTACAATTCAAGGCGGAGGAGATGAAGGTAAAATCCGCGAGATGTTGGAGTTGGAGATGGCAAAGTTTAAGAAGATGCTGCAGGACTTGCAGAACCAGCAGAGGAGGGTAAGCTATGCGTAAATTGACTTTAACACCTAAATAGTGTATAATATTCTAACCAAAAATGAGCATTTTATTACATTGGGAGGTGCGTATCATGAACGAAAAAATTCAGTATTTGGTGGACAATTTACGAGAAACTAATAAAGAAATTCGTTTTCGTGATAGCACCGAAGATGTCAACAAATTAAGTGATGAAGATAAAGAACTTATTGCAAATCAAGCAACTAATGCTGCTAATGAACTAGTGAATTTCTTCTGGCAAAAGAAAAATGCTCCTTTACGCATTGGTGATATGCTTGATTCGTTAGGGTTTGCTGTGGTACCAGATAATTCGTTTGATGATGATAAATTATCTGGGGTATTAGCTATAGATAATACTGTTGCCATGGAACGATTTAGAAAGATGATAGTGCTCAATAATAGAGACAACATTGGACATCAGCGCTTTACAATCGCTCATGAACTAGCTCACTATATTTTTGACGCATTACCAAATCAGAAATATTATGAAGCTTACTACAGAACGGACGACAAGAAAAACAATGAAATTCGTGAGTATCGAGCAAATAAATTTGCAGCAAATCTACTGATGCCTAGAACTATTTTTGAGTCAAGGTATAAATTTATTGCAAGTCAAATCAAAGATGCACAAAAAGTAAAATTTATATTAAGTTTGGATTTTGGCGTTTCCGTTACTGCAATAAATAAACGCATTGAAGAACTGAATTTAGAAGCAAATAGCATATTATGACGATGATAAATTCTGATGAAACAGTAAAAAATATTACTGCTAAAATTATCAAGAAATATAGTAAAGATAGTCTTGAGGTGTTAAGTAGTCCCAAATTCAATGATGAAAATACATCTTTTGTCAGTAATGATGTTGTGAGTATGGAAGCTCATAATGAAAGTTACACAAATATCTTAAAAGCTTATAGCGAAGAACTTGAAGGCAACATAAGATTTAAAAACAAGTGCAAGGGGTGTTTCTTTTATTTATGCGTTGGAGTAATGGGCAGTATCTGCATCGCTTTGATTGCAGTATTAGGGACTATAACCTATATGACTTTTAAGTATCAGCATCTTACATTCCAAATCAATAATATAGTTGCTGTTGTAACTGCTATCGGAACTGCTTTCGTTTCGTCATTTTTCATTATTCCTAAGATCATTACGAAGTATCTGTTCAATCGTAAGGAAGAAGAAAATATGATGAACATTATACAGAATATCCAAAAGCATGATTTGACAATCAGGCAGGACATCAAAGATTTTAGACAAAATAATAATCCAGCAGACTTTTAATAAAGCCTTGACCTAATCGTCAGGGCTTTTCTTATACCCAAAATCATACAAGCCGCCCGAAAGTCTAGCCATAATGACGGTAAATGGACTGGATTTCAGGCACAACAGGCTAGGTAGTATTGTATAATTAAATTGTTCGATAGACGAAAAAAACTTGACTTTTTGCAAGGGCAATAATATAATTAATGCGAGGGCAAAAAGTGAGGTGAATAAAATGAGTCCGAGAACAGGTAGACCAAAATCTGACAATCCGCGTAATAAAAGTTTAAATGTGCGTTTAACGCAAGATGAACTTGATTTATTACAAGAGTGCGCAGAAAAATTAAATAAAACAAGAACTGATACTATAGTCTTTGGTTTATATTTAATAAAAAATGGTCAAAAATAAAAGGCATTGCCCACGTCCGTCAAAACTAAAGCAATGCCCATTAGTGAAGAGTTTCCTCTCATGGAATATTGTAACATGGGGGGGAACATCTTTCAAGTGAAAATTGGAGGTGTTCCATATGAATGAATTGCGTATTTTTAATAACGCTGATTTTGGAGATATTCGTACTGTTGAGCAAGATGGTGGAATTTGGTTTGTTGGTAAAGATGTAGCTGAAGCTTTAGGATACAGTAACCCTAGCAATGCAGTGATTAGTCACGTTGATGATGAAGATAAGCTGCGTACTCAAATCAAGTATGCAGGTCAAAATCGTGAAGTATCCATCATCAACGAATCAGGCTTATACTCTCTCGTGCTTTCCAGCAAACTTCCATCTGCAAAAGCTTTCAAACGTTGGATAACGTCAGAAGTCATTCCTTCCATACGCAAAACTGGTAGTTATAACAAGCCGTCAAAACAGCCAACAACACAACAGGAGCAGAGGGCGAAAGCTATGCTGCTGAACGCACAGAGCAGGCAGTGTAAGTTGTGGCTGCGTCTGGCAGAAACAACGGATTTACCTGATTATAAACATATCTGCCAGCAAAAAGCAGCGGAGGTACTGGCTGGCTCTCCTGTACTGCCTATGCAGAAGGCAGAAAAGAAAACACTTTCTGCTACGGAGATTGGAAAAATTTTGGGCATCACGGCGCACAAGGTGGGTATGTTGGCTAACAAATTTGCGTTAAAAAGCGATGCTTATGGCAAGTATTTTTATGATAAATCTCCAAACAGCAATAAGCAGGTAGAAACGTTCCGCTATTATGAAGATGCTGTGGAGAAATTTAAGGAGATTCTGGAAGGCGGTGCTGCAAAATGACCGCTTTAGAAGCTTATAAGGCGTTACCGTTTGAACAGCGTGAGCTAGTAGAGCAGATTGAATATAACCTGGATATAGCCGACCAATGCTTTTCAACTATTAAGGCGATGCTTCCGGATAAAGAAGTAGTTCTTATGATGCTTATGGATAAATACGCTGAAAGTATGCATTCGCAAATGCAGGCGAAAGAAGAATTGGAAAAGGCCGGATATAGTGAAGTGCAGATTTTAAACTTGCGTCAGGGATATTGCGGCGAATAAAATAATTTTATGGCGAAAGCCGCTTACAGTAGATGTAGGCGGCTTTTGTCATACATAGATTGGAGTGATGAAATTGACAAATACCTACACAACTACCCAGGGCGACATGTGGGACTTGATTGCCAAGCGCTTGTACAATGACGAAGCATCGCTAAACATCCTGCTGGAAGCAAATCAGCAATACGCTGACATAGTTGTTTTTTCGGCAGGAATTGTGTTGGAAGTGCCGGAGTATACTGCGCCGGTAACGTCGATGCTGCCACCGTGGAGGCGTTAAAATGCTAAAGATGAGTGCAAGGCGATGCCTGGTAATTATTAAATACAACGACAAAGATATAAGCGCAGACCTGCAGGATTATCTGAAGAATGTAAGTTACACTGATAACATGTCCGGCGAGGCAGATGACCTGCAGCTTACGCTGGAGGATAAAGCTGGTTTGTGGCAATCATCCTGGATGCCGGAAAAGGGCGCGACGCTGGATATTAGCGTAAAGCTGATTAACTGGCAGAGCATCGGTGAGCAGGTTGTACGTTTTGGTTTATTCGAAATTGATGAAATCACCAGCAGCGGAATGCCTAGCGAGGTGCAAATCAAGGCGGTGAGCGTGCCGGATAACAACAATCTGCGCGGCGCTGAGCGTACACGCAGCTGGGAGAAGGCAGAGCTGAAGCGCATAGCTAATGATATTGCGACAGAGGCGGGGCTGACGTTATATTACGATGTCAAAGAATATAATCCTGTTATAGATAGGGCAGAGCAGACGGAACAGTCTGACCTGTCCTTTTTATATAGGCTGTGTGTTGACCATGGCTTGGCTCTCAAAATCTGCGACAAGCAAGTGGTAATTTTTGATGAGGCAGATTATGAGGCGGCTGAGGCTGTGGCGCTGGTGCCGAAGCCAAAAGGCAGTTATTCTGCCGGCGGCCTCAAAGTGCTGGATATGCTGAAAAGCTATAGTCTGCGCAGCAAGGTGCGCGATGTATATAAGTCCTGTCATGTTAAGTATCAAGATAGCAGCACTAAGCAAAAAATTGAAGCGACGTTTACCGCTCCCGATAAGCAGATAGGCAAAACGCTGGAAGTTAATGAGCAGGTTGCAAGTATTGCGGATGCAGAGCGTCTGGCAAAAAAGAAGCTGCGGGAAAAGAACAGCGATGAGGTTACCGGAAGCTTCAGTTTTTTAGGCACTCCTGAGCTGGCAGCGGCTGTGAATATTCAGCTCAGTGGTTTCGGGGCTTTTGATGGCAAGTATATTATTACTAAGGCACAGCATGATATTAGCGCTGGCTATACAACAAGTATTGATGTGAGGAGATGTTTAGATGGATATTAACCAAATAAAAAACTTGATTCGCATTGGTACGGTGTCGGCAGTCAATGGCGCATCATGCAGCGCACGCGTGGCGTTTGAGGATAAGGACAATATGGTGAGTGCGGAACTACCAATCATCACTATTGGCAGCCGGCAGACGAAAGCCTATTGGCTGCCTGAGGTTGGCACCCAGGTATTGTGTATCTTCCAGCCGAATGCGAGCGGCAGCGGCATTAGCAAAGGCTTTGTTATAGGTGCTTTTTACAGCACGCAAGATACTCCGGTTGAAGGTGATGCTGACGTGCGCAGCATTACGTTTGCCGATGGCAGCTTTATTAGATATCAAAATGGGAATATCGAGATTAATGCTAAAGGTAACGTAATAATTAAAGGTGCTAACATTTTGCTGAACTGAAGAAGGTGATTACCATGCCAAAAGCAACAAGGTTAGGTGACAACGACACCGGTCACGATGCCTGCCCACCTACAGCGCTTGTTACAGCAAGTGCTAATGTCATCATTAATGGCAAAGGCGCTGGCCGCGTTGGTGACAGCTACGCTCCGCATGGGTGTGTAGCGCATCCGACGCACAGCGGCGTTATCGCCAGCGGGAGTGCCAGTGTTTATATCAACGGCAAGGCTGCTGGCAGAATAGGGGACAGCGTAAGCTGTGGTGGGAGTGTGGCGGTGGGGAGCAGCGATGTAATGATTGGAGGTTGATATTATGCTTGTAGGTTTCATGGCTGACATACCATTTATTGTATCTAGTCGCTTTATCCGTACATTCGATGATTATGGTCGTGGCAGCGCAGGGCGCTGGGCTCAGCATGATATTATTGGCAATAAGCCGGTGCTTGAGTTTATCGGTCCGGATGTAGAGAAAATCAGCTTTTCTATGCAGCTGCGTGCTGATCAGGGCATAAACCCGGCTAAGGAGCTTGAAAAACTACGAAAGCTTCGTGATACAGGCCAATATTTTCCCTTGGTTATCGGTGGTAAGTTGATTACGGATAACATGTGGGTTATTGAAAGCCTGGATGAAAGCGTTTCATTCTGGGGCAAGCTTGGCAGCATTATGAGTTCTAAAGTAAGCGTAACGCTGAAAGAATACGCAGGAGGGCTTAAAGTATTATGATTTACGATGTTTTAGCTCAGCCAATGCAAGGCATTGATTTTGCACCAGCATCAGAAGCTGCAGAAATCCTGCAAAATCTGCGTACAATTATCACAACGACCAGATACAGCGTGCCGCTTGACCGTGATTTTGGCATCAATGCTGAGATGCTGGATGCACCCATAAATGTGGCGCAAGCAAGACTGCAGTCAGAGATGATTACAGCTATAAAAAAATATGAGCCACGTGTGGAGATAACATCAATCAGTTTTACCGGCCCGGATGATGGCGTGCTGGTACCCAAAGTGCAGGTGAGAATAAAAAATGACAATGAGTAAATTAGATAACCTGGCTGATATCGTGTTTGTCGATGCTGATGCTGACGAGGTTAAGAGCTATGTTATCGGCAGATACGAGGCCATTACCGGCAGAACGCTGGCAAAAGGCGACCCGGTCAGACTGTTTCTGCTGACGATTGCGGCGCTCATAGTGCTGCTGCTCAACAAAATCAATGAGACCGGCAAGCAGAACCTGCTCAGATACGCTACCGGTGATAACCTGGACCATCTGGGCGCGCTGGTAGGCGTTGAGCGCATCCCGGCAAAAGCTGCTGTGACTACCATGCGCATCAGGTTGTCTGCTAAGCTGCAGACAGCAACAATCATCCCTGCCGGTACGCGTTTTACGGCAGGCGATAACGTGTTTTTTGCTCTTGATGCCCCGCTGGTTATTGATGCGGGTGCAACCAGTGCTGACGGCAGTGCAACCTGCCTGACCAAAGGCGAGCTGGGTAACGGCTATGTAGCTGGCCAACTCAAGACGTTGGTTGACCAGGTGCCGTATGTGGATAGCGTGGCCAACATTACCACGTCTGAGGGCGGCGCTGAGGTCCAGGCTGATGACAGCTACCGCGAGGATATCCGTCTTGCGCCGGAAAACTTTAGCACGGCCGGTCCCGAGGGTGCTTATATCTACCATGCCAAAAGGGCGTCAACAAAGATTGCTGACGTCACTATTTGGTCGCCTGAAGCAGGCAAGGTGGAGGTAAGGCCGCTGCTGGCTGGCGGGGAACTGCCTGGTGATGAGATGCTGCAGCAGGTCAAGGCTACCCTGGACGATAAAAAGGTGCGGCCGCTGACTGATAACATCAGTGTGCTGGCGCCCGAAAAGGTTGACTATACGATCAGCCTGACCTACTACATCGCCAGCGACAACAAGACGCAGGCAACGGCAATCCAAAACGCCGTCAATGCGGCCGTCGATAACTACGTGCTGTGGCAGAAATCGAAGCTGGGACGCGATATCAATCCGTCTGAGCTTATCGTGAGGGTGATGGCTGCAGGTGCAAAACGCGTGGCCGTGACCGCCCCTGTGTTTAAGGTGACGACTGATACCCAAGTGGCAATCTGCAGCACAAAGACAGTGACGCTGGGAGGGATAGAGGATGCTTGAGCTTAAGGATAATGCCCTGCAACGCATCCTACCAAGCTCCATCAGCGGCGATGCGACGGTCAAGGATATCGTGCAGGCCATCTCCGGCAGGCTGGCGCAGCTGGGTGAGCAGGCTGAGCTTGTCCTAATCCTGCCGCGCCTCAAAAAGCTGCCGGAAGAAATTGTCAATGAACTTGCGTGGCAGTATCACGTTGATTTTTACGACGTGGCTGCCGATATCACAAAAAAACGTGAGCTTGTGCGTAAGGCCATTGCGCGTCACCGCTATAAGGGCACGCCGGCGGCGGTCGAAGAAGTCTGCTCAGCCGCCTTTGATACAGCCGAGGTGGTTGAGTGGTACGAGTATGGCGGCAAGCCATACCATTTC